CGTTCAGCCACCGCTAGCTCAACAGACCCTCCCCCAAGAAAAGGGGAGCATAATTCTCCACAGTCTTGGGGTATCAACGGCAAGATGTGCTTGACAGCACGGGACTTACCGCCGGGATATCGCAATGGTGTTTTCATCTATTTGTCCGCTATGGATCTTTACCACGGTGGATATTATTTAATAAGGGGGCAGACTATTTATTCCCGGTCTGCCGGCGGTGATCCACAAACTAAAGCCTAATTATTCTAGGACATCAATTCCTCAAACGCCTTGTCGACATCATTTGTCGGCTGGGCGGAGTATTTTGTAGTCTCTTTGGAACGGCTCTCGGCAGAACCATCGCCGGAGAGTTGTTCATCTAGAATAGCGCCTACTTGCGCACTTGTTAGGCGTTCGAATAGGGTTTCGAACTCCGGGACACGATCCAAGAGGGCAGGGATGGATTCCGTGTCAGCGAGCAGGGGGGATGTGTTTCGGCGCATCTTTAGACTCGTTTGTGGATAAGCACCAGACTTGTTGGGCTTGGTGTATGTTAAAGTGATGTCAGTTCCCTCCAAGGAATCTGTGACATCACCGTATTCTGGATCGAGGATATAGCCCAAAAGAAGTTCATAAGCCTTCTTTCCATATCCATAGACCTTAACACCTTCGTCTTCACGACCGCGAACTACCACGGGCGAAAAATAACGTTGGCGTACGAAGAGAGACTTTGCAAGATTCTTGCTGTCCTCGTCGTTGCTGGAGGTTCCTTCACGCCATAACGCGGAAGCAAACTCACAAATTGGGCATGCTTCACCGTAATTACGTTTCGGGCAAAGAACACCACCACGATGTTCGCCCACATTATAGTGGAAAGACATCTCCTTAAGGGGGTCCCCGTCGTTTGTTGGAACGATACGTATGTCCGTATCGCCCTCGTCCGGTTTAAACCAGACTGATGGAGTGTTATCTCCGTTTCCTTCTCCTCGAAGGGATGCAAGCTTGCGCCGCATCAGTTCCATATCAATACTCATTTCTTTCTCCTTGGTGTTGAACGAGTTTGTAACAAGCGTTCCTTGTTACCCTATTGTGACACACCTGACGTAGTTTGTCAAGTGTATTTTTGTACTACGTTAGTAAGGGCAACGCAAAACCCAAAATCTTCATATTCAGTTTCGTAAATCGCATACGAAATCTTACGGAAAGCATTCTTTGGCTTTTGCTTAAGCAAATCAACCAACTTTTTGTGAAGCCCTCCATCATTCTCTAATTTATCCTTGTTTATACACATATAATAACATACATCGCGATCCATGTCAAGTGGAAAAAGCCATTTTTCTTCTAGATTCTTCATATTAAGCATTCCAATGGTTCTAATCCGACAGATGTCGAGCGGGCGGGATACCATTCCAATCTCTGGCTCATTGTGTTCAAAAAAATTTAAATAATGGATTGTCGAGAAAATAGTGCGATTAAGGGTGCTATAATATTTCTTAATGGGCACACTGCCCAAGTGGCTTTCGAGTAATTCATTGCTGATCATTGTCATTGATTTTAGTAGCCCTGACCGTGCATACTCTTGCATAACACTAAAGACCACCTTATCTACCAATTTGGGCATTCCGGTGAGTAATTCACCATCAGGCTTGACGTAGAACAACTCTATATCTGCATGCTTCAGTTGTTCCAAAATGCCCAACGCATAATTCGAACTCATTGAAGAACCTACAATAAAAAATTGGACGCGACCCTTGACATCTCCAAAAAACTTTTTAAGATTCGGTATATTTTGCTCGTATTCTTCAGCGCCCTCATAGTGCTTAAGCTTGAACTTATACTTAGAGGATCGCTCTATCGAACTATTAAGCTGGTATACCTTGTAGTTTTCGACCGTTTTAAAGTTTTCCACTATCTTCGAAGCTGCCTCTCCTAAACCGATTACAATCATAGATTCAACTCTTTCAGTTCAAAGTAGTCTTCTCCAGCCTTCATCGAACTTAGAAAACCGTCTTCAAATGTTTCCTTAATTTCTCTTATAATATCCCTGTCCTCATTATTAAAGTCTATCACAATTTCATCGTGAAGTATATGAGAAACAAAAGATTTTCTTTCTTCAAGCATTTTGTCTATTATCACTGCTTTAGAAAGTACGCGATCTGCCGTTGAACTCTGAATCAAGTAATTGAGGGCCCGGAAATCATCCACTGGGATCTTGCGTCCGTATGGCGTGGTGACAAACTCGCCGTCATACCAGATATCAAGGAGTTTTGCTTTATTATAGATATCGCTAAGATCCGGGTGATCTATTGAATTGTATAGCCACCCAAAGAACTCAATTTTGGCGTCATCGCGGGACAAAGTGTTGGCAAACACATTCTTAACATTCCAATCATGAATGTCATAGGTGGGCTGTTCTTCGCCGGCTAACTCCAAAAACATACGCACTTCAGCGCCGTTATAATCTAATGCCACGAAAAGGTCGTTATTTGGCTTCAGGAGCTTCCTAAACTCTTTCTTAACTGTTAGTATGGGGAACGAGCTAGCGCGCGTTGTGAGGCGCCCTGTGACCGTACCAAACAGGTTGTAGTCAATGTAGGTATAGTTCTTGGTCAGTTCTTGTGCTTTATTGCGTTCTACGGTCGATAGCATTAGATGTCGACACTTATCGGTGCTCAAATTGAGCCTATTATACCTTATCTTATAAAGGAGCTTTTCGACGTCACACAAGTGCTGGTAGTTTTTTGGTTTTTCGTAAGATTCAAAAACGTGTTCTGTGATTTTTGTCTTAATCTCACAAAAGTGTTTTAGGAAGTCATGAGGAACAAGATCAAAAATGCAATGGTCGTTTAGGTTAACTTTTGCGATCTTGAATGTCTTCATATAGGCGCGCAATTTACGTTCGCTATCGGACAACTCTTCTGTAAGCTCTTCAGGACAGCATTGAGCCAAAGAAGAACCATTGGTACACAGCCACGCATATTCCACATTAGCATCAGCAACCGAACCGGTGTAGCGCCAAGTGTGTGTTAAATCAGGTGGGAAGTTGTCGAAATGTAGTTGCCCATCCACATATACCCCGATACATTCGGATTTATCATCAATCGATTGAAAGTACATTTTAATCCAAAATAGCTTGTTCGTCGTCGGGAAGCAGATCTTCAGGAATGAGATTCCCTCCCCATTCTGATTTTTCCTTATCGGCTATGTTAGCATAGCGATAGTTTGAAGGATTTGTGGTGTCTTCTGCTCTCATAATTTCCATCTCTTCGCGAAGTTCATTAACCTTTTTAATATAACTGACTGAACCGATTTTGTCAAACTCTTTATTTATAATCGCCTCTAAATAGACGGTTAGGGCTATCGGAAGTCCCTGTGTGTTGGTGAGCGATATTACCTCGCCAACTATTTCATCCATTGCTGCGTCTGTGAGTTCTGGCTTTTCTTCAAAAAGCCTCAAATACGTATAAAGCCGGAGAATTCTCATTGCTCCAGTGTCGCGTACCAATTCACTGACGGTGTATTCTCGTGGATAAACCTTTTTTACACGTGTTTTACCATTTCCGCAATCTTCAAATTTATCATAAGAGCGCACTTTACAAGAATTATACAGCGCTAGCAACGTAGGGGCAAAGTTTTTCAGATCTATAAAATTTGGATTAGCATAAGCTCTTCGGAAAAGAGAATCCACGCCATAATATCCATATCGCAGCGCAATTTCTTTCATTGCATCTGATTCTAAATCTGCCACAATTCTCCAGGGTGTATTTAAGTCTACCATGAATCCATACGAATTGCAAGTGTTAATATAAAAATCCCAATTTTTGCTTTTGATGAACTTTTTTACTTTCTCGTCATCGTCCTCATATTTCAAATCAGCTATCTCTATCGCCAGCCCCGTTGACATGATCGAGCAATCTCTGCTCTTAATAAACCCAGGATAGGTAAAGCGCGCGGTCTGACAACTGGTTTTTAAAATCGGAATCAATAATTCAAGGAATTCCTCAAAATTTGAAAAACGCATCTGTTTGGACTTGAAAAGCCTTGCGATTTGGTCTATATAGTCTTGTCGATGATCTTGGTATAATTTTTGAGGAGACACATGTGCTTTATATACAACCAACTTACTCAAATATGGATCGTTTGTTGCAATTTGTGACATGGTGACTTTTTTCTCAAACTGCCGGGACATTTCATTGAAGATATCCGCCACAAAGTTGACCGCTCTCATTGGTGACTCGCGACGGAGGGGGTTTTTCAAGGACTTGAGGGTGCCCTTTTTCAATACAATCGGTTGGAATGATCTCCCTACTCGACCGTAGAGCGCTTTCTCGCCATAACTAAAATCGATTACGTTTTGTAACGATTTATCCGTAACATAGGCCCAGTAATACAACCTCTTCTGGAAAAGGTCTTTTGTTGACTCCTTATTATTTGGTGCAAAATATTTAGACATCTGATACTCCTAATTTAAACGAACGGAAGCCAACCGTCCCAGAGAGGCCACCAACCTCCGTCGTCGCCGCTACCATTTGCTGCCTCTTCTCTTTCATTGACATATCCTTCGCACGCGGTGTTGGGTGCGCCGGTTGGATCGCCCGTGCCGGTATTTTGATCGCGCAGGGATTGACATGCGGAGGCGGCGCCGTCGCGTTCAATTTGATTGACCCACTTGGCTGTAATCTTGGTGTTAGCTTTTCCGGCTCCAAATTCGTGTTCAGATCTGATAATCATGTAATAACCACCAATACCTAATTCTGTCATTGAAATCTTATCGATATTATAGCCCGGATCAAAACCATATGGATCAACATAGATATAGGTGCCCGGATAAGTATTTATGTTTGCATATGAGTCGATTTCAACGTCATAAACCACCCTTAATTGCCGTAACCCATCATACCCGTCCTGCTCAAAACGGACTTCAGCGAGCCCCCTTGTTTGCGTTTTAGAGAGTGAAATATTCTTAATTAATCCTTTATCGCGCCCAAGCATATAGTGGAAAATGCCGCGGGCTTCATCTTCCCCTCTTTTCCCCTTCATTTTATCCAGAGGCTGTATTTGTCCAGCAAAATAAACAAAATAATTAAACTCTTTTTCTGGTTCTATGCTAGTTCGGGCGCCCGGGGGTCCCGAAAGATTCAAAACCGGGTCAAGCATGTGTCCGAAAATATTTTGTAATTCGTCAATGCGTGCGCGACGCCGCGGGGCGTTGGAAAGAGCTTCTTGGATTGCGGCGGAATTCCGAAGATCTATGATGTTTCCACTATTGGCTGCGGGGTAGCCGGTCTGTGCTATTTTCATCTCAAGCACGTCATACTCCGAACTTGGGGACCAACTAGTCAAAGAAGCTTGTTGCGCTCGGACTTTGTTTTTAACATTTCTGAAACATTCTCTACTATTCAAGAAATCACGAACGAACTCATTCATTATATCGTTCAAAAATTTTGTAAGAGAATAAAAGGTATCCTCTTTCTTGAGCATCTTATCTGTCATATATTCAACAAA